CTTCCTCCCCACCTTTCTTCCCTCCATTCTTCCCCCCATATTTCCCACCTTTCTTCCCGCCGTTTTTCCCGCCTTACTTCCCGCCGTTCTTCCCGCCGTTCTTCCCGCCTTACTTCCCACCGTTCTTCCCGCCGTTCTTCCCACCCTATTTCCCACCGTTCTTCCCACCGTTCTTCCCGCCTTACTTCCCACCTTATTTCCCGCCATTCTTCCCGCCATTCTTCCCACCATTCTTCCCGCCATTCTTCCCACCATCATTTAAGTGAGAAGTAAACCTACCCCGGATTGATAGTCCGGGGTAGGTTGTGGTATACTGTTTTTATGGAAGAAAAATCTTTAATTCAGCCTGGTCATTTTGGTGACTCTTTAGATAATATACTTATTATTGAAGACTTCGTGGAGCCGTCTGATCTCAAAATCCTTCAGGACTTCTTTCCAACTATAGATAAGTGGGAGAATCCTATGGAAGATGAGTTCAACGAAGATGGTACTTGCACCTACGACGCATCGTATTGGTGGGACAGAATGTGTTCTGGAAGAATAATAGGTGAATTAAATCCTGATATATATAATCTCATCGATTCATATATTGTCAAGATGCAAAGAGCGCTTGAAGATAAATTTAAAGTGAAGTTATATCAGAGACCGCCAGTTTTAATTAGATGGTTACCGGGTAACGAGCAGCAGCCTCATGCTGATAAACAGTTGAATGATGGATCACCAAATCCATTTCCTACTTATGATATTAATTCCATAATATACTGGAATGAAGACTTTGAGGGTGGAGAATTCTATTACCCAGAGTTTGACATTGAGCTAAAGATAAAACCGGGTCTAGCTGTTGCTCATCCAGGTGATATTCACTACCTGCATGGTGTTAAGCCTGTGATTCAGGGTGAAAGATGGACTACACCCTCTTTTTATACCATCACGGAGCTTCTATGAGAAAAATTAAGATAAAAGATATATATATTATTGCTAGCTTATTTACTCATGAAGAATTAAAGGTCGTACACGACTGCATAGGTGAAGCTGTCTGGAACAAAGATGAGCTTAGTGACAATCAGTTTTTCGAAGTGGGAGAACAGGGAGAGATTCTTGGGGAGGGAAGCAGCTGTTGTATGGCCTCCTTGATTCTAGAGGAAAAAAATAAAATAATAAAAGAAAATATAGAAAAAGATTTTAACTGCACAGTGGGTGAAGAGGGTATTGGTACTGTTGTTAGATATACTCCCGGATGGGTTCTCGAATATCATGCAGATTGCTGGTCTGATTTACCTACATACAGTGGGCTCCCAAGCAGAGATATAAGCTCTATACTTTATTTGACAGAGAATTTTGAGGGAGGTAGTTTAGTGTTCCCAGACTTGGATATTGAAATACAGCCATTGGCTGGTTCAGCAATATACTTTCCCTCAGATGAAGACCACATGCATACCGTTATTGAGGTAGAATCTGGAGATAGATCAGCATGTACTGGATTTTGGCACATACTAAATAAGGAGACAAAGTGAAAAAAGAATACCTAGGAGATCCCAAAATGGGGATAGTAGTATATAATGATTCTGTATCACCAGAAGTTAATGTTCCAATTAGATTGGAGACAGCTCTTCGTGATAGTACTCATGACTATTTTAAGTGGCATGATTCTCTTGTTGGCGAAGGCGTAAAGATGCCAGACTATAGGGACTGTGTCGATTTTAAGATGGATGATAAGTATATATCTGGTACTCCAGAAGAGTTTTCTGATATTATTGATGTTTATACATCGGTAGCCGGAGCACAAAAGGAATGCTTAAAAGATTACTGCTCGGCATATGGTATAACAATGAACTATATGGAGGCTATTAACTTTGTCAGATACGGCGTAAACGAGCACTTCAGTACCCATACTGATCATGGGTTCTCCTACATATGCACAGTGTCTTGTGTTACATATCTGAACGATGACTACGAAGGTGGAGAGTTGTATTTTCCTTACCTGGACTTAACATACTATCCTAAAGCTGGAGACAGCGTTTTTTTCCCGTCAACCTTTTTGTTTGCCCACGCTTCAAAACCAGTTACTTCAGGTATAAAGTATAGTGCTGTAACAATGTTTGATTATAATGATGACGCTCATCAGCATGGTGGATTCTCCAGAGATTTTGGTCAGTCGTATTCGCAGCCAGAGAAACCTTCTTTTAATGCTGACGAAGTGCCGGTGGTAAAGTCTGGTGGGTCAGCGACCCTTAAGAAGGGTAATGAGCCGATCAACATGGATGAGGTTAGACTTAGGGAGATAATACTAGAAGAGATCCAAAAGTATGCGATGGAAAGCTATAGGCAGTGGCAAACCCATGGTGGGGACATGGCTAATATGGGTCAATATCAACAATATGTGGCAGGCGCTAAATAATGTCAAAGCTTACCTTAATAAGAACACATCAGATCTCGCCTGAAATAAAGCAGTCGAGACTGAAAAGAGACTGGATGGATGACACCTATAACAAACATGCTTATAGATGTCTTCCACTCAGTGCTGCAAATGTAAATGGTTGGGAAGCCATTTTGCAGCAGGACATTGTTGTCACTTGGGAAGGTGGCAACAGTGTCCCTAAAATCGTTGAAGGTGATGTCTACCGTGGTAGAACTATTGCGAATTGCAATAAGATAGGTATGATCGATTTTCATATTGGATGGGCTTTTAAGACAGAGCCTGGATATCATACATGGATTAGTGGTTCACCAAACTATTTTATTGATGGCGCTGTACCACTTACGGCTAGCATCCCCTCTGATTGGTGGCCAGATGAGGTTCAAGCTGGTTGGAAGATAACTAAGGTTAATGAGCCAGTGGTATTTCCTGCAGGGATGCCGTTCATATTCTTTTCAGTATACCCCTCTAACTTGATGCCAGAAATGGAAGTTGAGGTTGAATACCTTTGGGATAAACCAGATCTTATGGATGAAAGAATGTCCTACAGCGAGGCCAAGATGAAAAAGCTTCGTGATGAGCCCTGGACGTGGATGAACGGAATACGCACAGGATTAAATGAAAAAGGTGAAAGAATAGGTCCTAGACATGATGGTCTACCCGACCTGCAAGAACCAGAAATGAAAGAGGTTGAATACAATGGATAGCATCCCATCTAAGATGAAAGTAGTTACGCCGCTTGGTGATGAAGAGTTTTCTATTGAGAAGAAAAGTGATACTGAGTTAACCTTATCTATATTTAAAGGTTCTGCAGATTTAAATATAGTTTTTAATGATGAAAAGGGCTTGTTGGCAGAAGGGGATCTGACCGTTCCTTTTGATTGTAGGTTAATCTTTTCCCTAGGTAGCGATAGCAGTGTAATAAAGGTGGAAGATCCACTTTTGGAACAGGTATATATTGAAGCAAAGTGTGAGGTAATATAATGTCTATTTACGATGTGCCAGTTAAGTCAATAGATGGCGAAGATAATTTTATGGAGCAATTCAAGGGTAAAGTTACTCTTATAGTTAATACAGTTTCTAAGTATAACTACACACCACAGTGCTCCACCTTCTGGTCATACGCAAGATCTGTTAGGCATTTCTGGCAGCTGCAAAAGCTACAAGAAGAGTTTGAGAATAGAGGGTTTAGCGTAGTTGCATTTCCCTGTAATCAGTTTGTTCAGGGTCTAATGGAAACTGGTACAAATGAGGAGATAAGTTCCTTCATGAAAGAAACATATCCTTTCGTTACTTTTCCTATAGCTGAAAAGGTTGATGTTAATGGGCCAGATGAATGTGAAGTTTATTCCCTATTGAAGGGTAAAGCTCTAAGAAACAAGTCTGACAACATGGCCGACAACTCTCAGGAAGCGCAAGATGGATGGAATCAGGAAGGTGCAGCCCTGGCTAGAATACCTCATGCCTGGGAGATGTTTGTTGTCGGTAGATCAGGAACTATGATTGGAAGATTTAATTGGCAATCAATGCCACTCGATACAGTGCCTCTTACAACCGGTGAAAGCTGGACAGTTAGAGAGTGCATAAATGAGATATTGGGCTAATTAAGTTACTAGTATACATGGAGGTAATCATGTCAACGTTAGCCACAAAACTTCTAACCAGTAAGATAGATGTTCTTAAAAATAAAATATTAGATTCATGCGCCTTAAAAGGCATAGATCCAGCTTGGTTTATTGCTCCAGAAGGATCAGAAACACCTCTGCTGTATCCAATGATTACATCTTCTTTGTTTATGACTCGTGGAAGTGATACCATTAATCCGGTAAAAGATGGAGATAGATTTAAAAAAGAGGTAAGATTTTTTAAGTCTAGCCCTGTAGGTGTTGAGAGTAATCTTTGGACACTGCAGAACAATAGAGATTTTATGTCATGCGATGTAGATGAAGGCTTCTATCAGAATATGATCTCTGAAGTTTATAGGGTTGATGGTCTTGATTCTTATACTCCTGGTGATTATTTTGTTGACAATAATCTTGATCACACTTCTGGAAAAGATGTAGAAGAAAATATACTAGCAGTTATAACTGAGCATGAATCTTATCTTGATGTACGTGGAATAGGTTCATTAATTTATACAAATATAAGTAGACCCTTTATGGACTTTGATTCTAGACATTATTATGAAACCATGATTACATCTTCTCCATATTGTGTAAACCCGACTATGCATGAGTTATTTAAAACTCTCCTTGAGTGGCAATGGGCTTACAATGAGCATGGTTATGATGAGTATATGGCTGTTATGGCTAATGATTTTTTAAATGCGCTAGGCTTAAATTATTTAAACGAATCAACCGATGAGGTAGTTGGTGCGTTGATGTCTTTACCGGATCAATCTTTAGCTCAGCAGATTAAAACTGGCGATTGTCAGATAAATGTAGAAGAGCCAGAGTGTCCCGCAGAATTCACTGCTTGGTGCAAGGGTATAATGGAATTAATCACATTTGCCCATGATTACAAGGCTGTATTATCTAGATTATAATTATAA